TACGCCTTAATCCAGCTTCCCTTCCCAGACCAATGATTAGCGATATAGAAATGAGCCTCTCGCCTATCGGGTTGTAGAGCCACGGCTTGGCCGAGATAAGAAAGCCTCTCGTTTTCTGGTGCAACTCTCCCCAAGTTGCAAAGCACATCGTAGCGAAGCGTGTCCTCTAGTTCTGGGAATGCCAACGCTCGCATACTCGAATCAATGCACTTTTCAATCTGCCCAGACAGAAAATACTCTTGGGCTTGGTAGTAAAGGGAGTTGGCGGCTGGGGCAAGCGTATCGGCCAAGATGTTCAAGTTCCTCTCTGCACTCCTCGGCTTGTATCCGTGGGGTTTGTGAATTCGGAAAATCTTATCCACACCAATCGTCTTGTTTGGCTCTTTGCAAACTAGCATTTCGTGAACTCGGTTCTTCCAACTACAAGTGCCTTTCTTGGAGATTTCCTCTCGGAGGGGAATGAGGCCAGCGTTGTCCACATTGTATTTTAACGCCACTAGGTGAGCGTCTTTTTGAATGGCAAGGTCAATAGCCTCTTCGATTACCTTCGCCCCATCCTCGGCCATCACATCGTCAGCATCGACCCATAAACACCATTCGCTTGAGCAAGCCTCAAGAGCCGTGTTCCTTGCCGTGGCAAAATCGTCTATGTGATTCCAATCAGTTCTTTTATTCTGGTAGTGAACGATCTTCGCTCCAAGCCCACTCGCAATTTCCTCGGTCTTGTCTGGCGTAGCTGACCCCCTAGAAATACATACAACCATTTCTTTTGCGATAGGGGCAAACGATTTGAGGCAACGCTCAATATATTCTTCTTCATTCCCTGCTATTAGATAGACTGAAATAGGATATTTCATTTAGATAGGATTTCTAATTGCTAGAGGATGTCAATTAAATCAGTTTAGTTATTCTTAATAAATTGCATATTTAGTGTTAAGGTAGTTTCTTATTTGGGTTAATTGCGGAGATGTTAAGGTTGAATTATAGACGATAATTTCAGCCATCTTTATATTCCCGAAGCGGGGTGGATCTTCCTGACCAGCAATTCGTATGCCAATCACATCGGAACTTGCAGCTGTGCCTATTGCTTCAGATCCTTCTAATGTGGCGTTGCGAAAAACAGAATAAAAGCCAGAGCTTTGATTTGATATAAATTCTAAAATATAATTAGAACCATCTGAATATGTAAATCCTTCATTGTAATCATACTGTGTCCATCCTTGAGTTAAAAACATAGGATAGGACGCTGGAAACTTGCTGTCATTTTTTATATAATGAAATGTTCCTTGATCATCTCCAGTATCTGACAAAAATGAAACACTCGGAGAATAGGGGTCGTATGGATCTGAATTAACGCTATCACCAACATATTTGAAAACCCAAATCAAGCTAAAGTTATTATTACCAGCAAAAGCCGGTGTTAATGCATTTACATATTGTGTAGAACCATTAAAGTCTATTGTTGGCTTGCCATTTATGGAGCTTGCTGTGAAAGTTGGAGAGTTGGTGAGTGTTACTGTTCTCCCATTACCACTTTGATCGGCCCAAGCTGTTACATTAGAACCGCTTGTTGTTACACCAGCGTCAGCCTTGAGCCATAGGGATAGGCCCGATAAATTGGCTGGGGAGAATGCAGTTGTTCTGATACTTAACCCGCCAATGCGAATACCACCTTTAATCATCATAAGGATTTAACCTTACAGAACTTTAGTCACCGATGCCAAGAACAATTCCGCTATGAATAGAGAATGCTGTGCAAGTGCCAGCAAGATAAATCCCTGCGTTAATGGTGGAAGCAGAGGCCGCAGTAGCATTAGCAAGGCTCGAAAAGCCAGTTACAGCAGAGGAGATGCTTGCGAACTTTGCATCTGAAACAACATAAATCCCAGCGAACTCGTTGGGGGTTGTGATTGCTGTTCCAGTTGTGACCACATACCTTGTGCCGGGTCTGGCGGCGTGGGAAATCTGGTCGTAGTAAGGTTCGGAATTTGTAAGGTCTGCCATAGTTTTATTATCCTAATGTCAAAAAGAAAAAGGAGGAGCAAGGTTTCCCCTGCTCCCCCTTCTTCGGAGGAAACAACCAACCAATCTTTAGCTGTAGGTCGTGGTGATACGGACGGCGGCGTTTGCGTCAATGACTTTCTCGGCTGTGTTCATACGAACACGGAGAACATTCGAGCGACGAGCCTCGTCACGATAGCTCTCGGAGACGAAACCACCGGGAGCATCTTCCGACCAGACCAAGGTGCGTCCGATGCCGCCAGCGGTGAACTGACCGCTAGAGATATTCGCAACAACAATCTTGGTGTCCGGAACAATGAACGAACCAGAGTACGCCTTGTTCTTGTTAGCAGAGTTGATCGCCGCACGACCGATGTAGACTTTATCCACACCGAACGCTTCGGCAATCTGTGCTTCGTCTAGGAGACGACCGCCAGTATTCGACACAACTCCGTAGAACTGATTCTGAAGGAGGGTGGTACGACGAACCCGCTCGTACACATTGGCCGACATAATTACCGCATTGGCCGCATATCCGAGCTTGTTCAAGGCGAGCTTGCCAGCCGCAACATCCGCAGGGGCGTTGATGGTTGCCAAGTTAGCTTCGGTGTAGTTAGCCGTGGGGCTTAAATCAGCCGAGGTGAAGGGGGTCGTTGTTGCAAACAACAAATCAGCCACCCGCTTTTCGTGGGAGAGCTTAACTTGTCGGAGCAAGAACTTCGCCGTTTCAGCTTCGATTTGGAAGAAGCGGTTAGCATCAGCACGGAAGGAATCGTCAAGCAACTCCTCCAAGCCAGTCTCAATACAATCGTAGGTATCGGAAGTGAATTTCCGAGCCGCACGAGCGTATTCAGAACCAGCAGTACGCTTCGCCGCATCGGCATCTAACAGAGCGGCATCAGCCGTCTGCACTTTGAGGTACTGACCGCTCTTTGCCGGAACGGGCAAGAGAGGAAGAACTTCCGCACCGATCAAGCCGATCTCTGCGGGAGATTCTATGAGGGCTTGGTTAATGTCTGCACGAATGGTGGCAGAACCACCGCTAGAAATAAAGCTCATTTTATATTATTCTTTCTTTTGTTTGTTGTTGTTGTTTAGAACATCGGGATTGCGATTTCGATAACGGCTGACGAACTTGTAGCCGCTTCGAGTGCAACACCAGCCGTCACTAGGTTGGCGGCCAATGTGGTCACCAAGCCAGTAGCGTCGAATTTCAAAGTATCACCGACTGCCGCAACGCCGGAGACGGTTGCGAAGAAGGTGGGGTGGAACAACTTAACTGCTACGAAACCACCAGCGACAACATCTTCTTGAGTTACGCCGATAGCTTTGGTTGCACCAGTTACCGCAACATTAACGAAGCCAGCCGTGGTGGTGTCGGGCTGAACGAATCGGTACGCCGAGATGGCAGAAGCCGAGCCGAATGTGCGAAAATTACCATCAATTTGAGTAGACATTTTCTTTTATCCTTTGGTTTAGAGTTTGGTAATACCACGAGACAGAGCCTCGCTATATTCCTTGGGGTTTGAGAGCATCACGGCTTGCATGGCCTTGAGCTTTGAAGTTCCGTAATCGCTGTGGGCGGCCACGAGTGCTTCAAAAGTTTTGGGTTCTTCCTTTTTCTCGGAAGGAACTTCAATGGAGGGCGAGGCGGGAATGGGCTTGATGCCGAACTCGGTGAGAACTTTCTTCACCACTTCGCTCATCTCCTCGTCCTTCTTTTCGTCCTTCATCATTTCTTTCTTGTCCTCGGTCTTTTCCTCGGTGGGTTTCTCAGAGGTATGTTCGCCCATCTCCTCTTTCTTTTCCTCATCCTTGGGTTTCATTGCCTCTTCCAAGGCAGAGAGACGAACTTTAATTTCGTCCATATCTTTTTTGTAATCTGTGTTTTCCATATTGGTTTTGTCCTTTTTGTCAAGTGGAGCTTCCTCCACGGCTTCTTTGGCTACGGCTGGGATGCTCTTGCCTCCCTGCACATAACCGAGTTTTTCCATAAACTTCACCATCTCCTCGAACAATCCGTTTGTGGCGGCTGGGCTGGAAACTAAATCCGCAGAGGCGATGCTCTGGGGGCGAATGTAATCCTTGCCGTTGATCGTCTCGGACTCATTCACAAAGGCTAGGGAAACACCAAACTGATCGGGGGCTTCAGAGGCCATCTCTTTGATTAGGCCGTAGTGGGGGGAGTTGCGGAGGAGGCGAAGGTCGGCAACCAGCTTGTCTCCATCGATGCGGGGGTTGCGGGCAAAGCCGACAACTGCGTCCAATCCGCTTCCGTGGTTCATCTTAACTTTCACGCCATTCTTGGCGTTGCTCATAAGTTTGAGGGCAGTCTCTAGGCTGGTCTTATCCACGAAAAGGTCGTGTCCTTTGGC